GGTGCGGCGCATACAGTCGGGCAACGATGAGAACTTGCCTCAGGTCGAAACCGTCAGCACCGAGCAGTTCAACAAGATTTACCAGGAAGGGTATAAGGCGGGGCATGCCGCCGCGCTTTCAAAGTTGGCGAAAGACGGCATTAACGATGCTTATGAAAAGCAGATGAGGGTTTATAACGATGCCGCTCGTCAGTCAAATGTTTCGGGGCAGATGGGACAGGCAAACGGCTACAGCCATTTTGGGGGGCTATACAATAGTATTTTTGGGTAACAACTAACATAGCTTAAATAGCAAGACCACCATTTAGGGGCTGCTTCTGGAGAAATCCAGGGGCAGCCCTTTTTGTTTTTCAACTTACCGGGAAACCGGGTCAGAACTTACCGCAACAGCGGGGCAGGAGAATCAAATGTCAGAAGAAACCCACGATCAGGCAACAGCAGCCGCACCGGACGCCACACCAGCGGATCAGTCCACCGCACAAACCGGCACAGCCGAAGGCACTCCTAATCAGGAGGAAATCGAAGCCCAGGAAAGAGCAGAGCAAGAGCAAACCGAGAAAAAACCCTGGTACAAGAAGCGGTTCGATGAACTGACCCGCAAGCGGTACGAGGCTGAAGCCAAGATCGAAGCGGAAAAAGAACGCGCCGCCAAACTCGAAAAGGAACTCGAAGAGGCCCGCAAGCCGAAACAGGCCGAACCGCCTCCGGTCAACTTTGCCAAACCTAAGCCCGTTGTCGGTGATTTCCAGACCTACGAAGACTACGTTGACGCCGTTACCGACTGGAAGCTCGAAAAGAAGGAATCCGAAGCCTTCGCCAAGCGCCTTCAGGAAGAAGAGACCAAAAAGCAGGCCGAAAAGGCGAACGAGGTAAAGAAGGAACAGCAGACCTTCGACGAGAAACGGAAAGCTACCATCGAAACCGGCAAAGGAAAGTACAAGTATTTTGACGAGGTGGTTCAGGCAATCCCTGGTCAGATCCTGACTTTCCAAATGGCACAAGTCATAGTCGATAGCGACAACGGGTCCGACGTTATCTACCATCTCGGGAAAAACATCCAAGAAGCCGAAAGAATCTCTAAGCTCAATCCTTGGGCCATGGCACGCGAAATCGGTAAAATTGAAGAACGTCTGAAACTCACTGAAAAGAAAACCACAAAGGCCCCGCCGCCGATCAATCCCAACCCTGGAAAGGCTGATGTAATTCCAGAGATCGACCCGGAAAAAGACCCTGCGGGATGGATTGCTGCGCGGAATGCGGGCAAGATATAAGGAGCACAAGTCATGGCTAATTCGTTTTTGAAACCTAGTGCGATCACGGCAGAGGCCCAACGTGTTCTGCACAACGCGCTTCCCTTCACCAAGAACATAGACAAGCAGCACGACAAGGAAACAGAGTTTGGCGGGCAGAAACGCGGTTCCACCCTGCGCGTGCGCCTGCCCAATCAATACACCGTTCGTTCCACCTGGGCGATCAACGCTCAGGATCAGGACGAGCAAAGCGTGTCCCTGGTCATCGGCCAGATTCGCGGCGTTGACATGAATTTTTCGGACGCCGACCTTGCCCTGGACATCAACGAGTTTTCCAAGCGGTTCATCTCCCCGGCCATCAAAACGCTGGCCTCACAGGTTGACAGCTACAACTTCTCCCAGGCGTACAAGGCTGTTTACAACAGCGCCGGCACCGCAGGGACCACGCCCAACACGGCTCTTATCTGGCTCCAGGGCGGGCAGAAACTGAATGAGACCGCCACCCCCGAAGATGACCGCGTAGCCGTTATCAACCCGGCTGCTCAAGCCTCCACGGTATCCGGTCTGTCCACGCTTTTTCACGCTTCTTCGGCCCTGGAAAAACAGTACCTCAAGGGCAAAATGGGCAACGCGCTGGGCTTCGAGTGGTTTATGAGCCAGAACGTTCCGAACCACACTTGCGGGACTCGTTCCGGCTCCATCCTGGTCGATGACGACACCGCAGCCAACGCAACCGAAGGCTCTACGACGATCCATGTGGATGGCCTGGGCGCCGCAACCCAAACCTTCAC